AGATCCTTTATTGTTTGATGTAAAGGCTAGAAAAAGATTAAGCAGAATAGATATTTTATTTCAAGATAAGTTTACCTGGATTGAAGGTACAGATATTAAAGGCAATCCTGGATGGCTTAAAGGTAAAGCAGATTATATAGCTTTTGAACAAGAAAATCATTGGCTGATTGTTAATAGAGAGATCTTACATACTTTCATATTTGAGAGGCTGAAAGCCAATGGATTTAAGCAAGGTAGAGGAATATATGAAATCTATACTAGAAGGAATGCTTTAGATAAAATAACTTTAGTACCAATGGAGGATCTAACGAAGTTAGAAAAAACACTTAGATTAAAAAAGTGAAAGTCACAAACTCTATAAAGTTTGTGACTTTCATTTTATCTTATTTTCAATTTGGTCAAGTTTTAAATAATGTTATAAACATGGCGAAGCAGTTTAGAACCATTCTAAATAAAAAAGTAAGTAATATTGACCAAAATTATAAATAGAATAGGACTAGCATAAATGACAGTTAGAATTAATATAAAATCAAATATCAAATCATTTGAGAGAAATCTTGGAAGTTTTGCTAGAAAACAAGTACCCAATGCAACTAGATCTACATTAAATGAAACAGCATTCCAATTAAAGAATCATATTGTTAAACAAACATTTCCTAAATCATTTACTGTAAGGAATAGAAGATTTCCAAACTTATTATTCAAAGTTAAAAAAGCTACTAGAGATAAATTAGAGTCAGCAGTATTCCAAAAACCAATTGATGGTAGAACATTTGATGTCATTACAAAATCTGCAACTGGTGGAGTAAAGACAGCTAGAGGTGGCAGAGTTGCTGTACCAAGTAGCAATGTAAGATTAACATCTAAAGGTATAAGAGCTAATAGACGACCAAGACAAATATTAAACAATCCTAAAGGATTTCTTAAAGGAAATAAAATCTTCTTGGAGAAATCAAGAGGTAAATTACAATTGCTTTATTTTTTAAAAGAGTTTGTTAAGATTAGAAAAACTTTTCCATTTGAGGAAAGTTCAAAAAGTTTTGTTGATAAAAATTTAAGAAAAATTTTTGGAAAGGCATTAGCATTTAGAATTAATCGTGCAAAGATTAAATAACAAAAGGTACTGTCAACACAAACCGACTCGGGTTTCGCGCGACCGAGTCATGTTTTTAGACACAAAATTTTGCTTAAATAAACCCTGATTTATAAGGATAATTTAACTATGGCTTACAAACCTTCAGAAATGACAGCATCCCAGATACAAACAGAACTTGGGATTGATGGGCGAAAATTAGGTCAATATTTGGCAAGAATAAAGCCAATAAAAGAGAGAGGAAAGTTTCAATATTACTTATTACAAGATGTTATTGATCAAATATACAAAAAGCCAGGTAAAGTAATTCCTATTGATGAATTGAAAAAAAAGAAACTCCAGGCTGAGGCAGAATTAGTTGAATTGGAATTAGAAAAAGAAAAAGGCAGTTTAGTTCCAGTAAAAGATATTCAAAGACAATGGGCTAATCTAGTTTTATCATGCAAAACAAAACTATTATCTATTCCAACTAAACTAGCTCCAATCATGGCAACAGAAAATGACATAAATGTATGTAAAAACATTTTGGACAAAAGTATTAATGAGGCTTTATCAGAATTAAGTAAAGGAGAGGACATTGAACCAGTTGAAGATAACAAACCAACTACAGATGCTAAGTCTAAAGGCAATGAAGGAGTTCCAACCATCAGAGCCATTGAATATAAGCCAGTTCGCAAACAAGTATAGATACTTATCAGCCGAGGCTAGTTCAGAGCCAGGCAAGTATTATGTAGAAAGAGCTTGGTATCAAAAAGAGATGATGGATGCAGTAAATGATCCAACAGTAAAACAAGTTGTTTTAAAGTGCTCATCTCAAATAGGCAAAACTGAAATATTACTAAATATTTTGTTATATTATATAGCTCATGAACCATCACCAATATTGTATGTGATGCCAACTTTACAAATGGCTCAGGCATTATCAAAAGACAGAATAGCTCCCATGATCAGAGACAATCCAATATTGATGAATCTATTCGGAGATCCAAAATCAAAAGATGGTGACAATGCAATATTACATAAAAGATTTAATGGTGGTCATTTAACAATTTGTGGAGCCAACAGCTCCAGCTCATTATCCTCAAGACCAGTAAGAATTATTCTTTTAGATGAAGTTTCAAGATACCCACATTCTGCTGGATCAGAAGGAGATCCAGTAAACCTGGCTATCAAGAGATCTCAAACATTTTGGAATAGTAAAGTTATTATGGTTTCAACTCCAACTATCAAAGGTGCATGTAGAATAGACAATGCTTTTGAGACATCAGATAAAAGATTTTTTAAAGTACCATGTCCAGATTGTGGTCAATTCCAAATTATGAAATGGAAGAATGTTAGATGGGATAAAGACAAACCAGAAACTGCTGAATATTGTTGTGAGCATTGTGGATCTTTATGGAATGATCCAAAAAGATGGAAAGCTGTTAGGAAAGGTTTTTATGAATCTACAGCAGAATTTAATGGTGTAGCTGGATTTCATATATCGGAGCTTTACTCATCCTGGAGTAGATTATCCAATATGGCAACAGCCTTTCTGGAGGCTAAGAAATTTCCTGATCAATTAAAAACATTTATCAACTTATCATTAGGTGAAACCTGGGAGGATAAAGGAGATAGTTTAGATGAAAATGAGCTTTTATCTAAAAGAGAGGATTTTGATAAAGATACAGTTCCAGAAGATGTTTTATTAATTACTGCTGGAGTGGATGTCCAGGACACATCATTACACATAAGTTATTTAGGCTATACTAAAAATGAAATAATACATGTTATCCATCATGAAGTATTAAATGGAGATCCATCTACCAATATGCTTTGGATGAGTTTAGATAAACAGCTCAATCAAGTATTTACTAGAAAAGATGGTAAAAGAATTAAAGTTGCATCTGCCTGTATTGATAGTGGAGGACACTTTACTCAATCAGTTTATGCTTATTGTAAAAATAGATTTACAAGAAGATTTTTTGCAATAAAAGGAGTTAGTGGAGATAGAGCAATATTTCCTAAAAGACCAAGTTTAAATAATACTGCTAGAATACCATTATTTTTAATTGGAGTGGATTCAGCAAAAGATGTCATCTTCAACCGAGTTAGGAGGGAGGGATTGATCAAGTTTTCCAATTCACTTGATCAGGATTATTTTTCTGAGTTGATCTCAGAAAGGGTAGTAACTCGGTTTAGACAGGGAGCTCCAGTGAGAGTTTATGAGAGAACTAGAAGGCACAATGAGGCTTTGGATTGCTTTGTTTATGCTTTTGCTAGTTTCCATGGACTCAATCCAAATTTTAAGGCTATTGAGTTTAATATAAACAAGCAAAGAAATGAAGAAGAAAATAAAAATGAAACTAGACCAAGGCAAAAAACAATTGTAAGGAATAATTTTATAAATTCATGGGATAAATAAAAAAAAATGGCAAACATATTAACAGAACCTTTATCAGATTTTCCAGAACAAATTAGAGCTGGTGATACAGTAAAGGTTAAAAGATCTGATATTGGAACTGATTATCCAAACTCAACTTATACTGCTAAATTCCAGGCAAGAGGATTAGGAACTCATTCTCATACATTTTCTGTTACTGCAACAGCAGATGGTTCTGATTATTTATTTACTTTTACAGCAACAGCAACTGCAAGTTATTCAGTTGATGATTATAGATTCATTGTAACAGTAGAGTCCGGCTCGGACAGAGTTACAGTAGATGAAGGAACAATTAAAATTTTATCTGATTTACCAAATGCAAATGTTGAACAAAGAACACATGCACAAATTGTTTTAGATAAAATAGAAACATTATTACAAGGTAAAGCTGATAGTGATGTTGCAAATTATTCTATAAACAACAGATCTTTAACAAAAATGTCTCCAGATGAATTACTAAAATGGAGAGATTATTACAAAGCAGAAGTTTTAAGAGATAAAAGAATTGAAAGAGCTAAGTCAGGACAAGGCTCTGGAAATCAAGTATTGGTGAGATTTTAATTATGGCTTGGTACGATAGATTTTTTAAAAGACAAAAGCTGAATAAAAGAAGATATGAAGGAGCTCTTATAGACAGATTAAGAAATGACTTTGTAGGTTCAACTCAAAGTGCAGATTCAGAAATAAGATATTCAATCAGAAAATTAAGAGATAGATGTAGAGACTTACATAGAAATAATGCTTATGTAAAAAGATATGTAAATTTATTAAAAACAAATATTATTGGATCAATGGGTATCAAACTCCAGGCTCAAGTTATTGACCAGGACAAGACTCCAGATTTTGTAGCTAATGCACAAATAGAAAGAAACTTCAACGATTGGAGTAAAAAAGGAATTTGTACTGCTGATGGTAGATCTTCATTTTTAGATATTCAAAAATTAGTTATAGAAAATTTAGCAATAGATGGAGAAGTATTAATACAGATCTTACCAAATACTAAAAATGAATTTGGTTTTGCAATTAATGTAATTGATATTGATTATTTAGATGAAGAAAAAAATGAAACATTAGGCAATGGTAATGAAATAAGAATGGGTGTTGAAATGGATAAAAACAGAAAGCCAGTTGCTTATCATGTTTTTACAAAACATCCTTACGATTATAATTTTTCTGCATCATTAAGAAGGGAAACTGTAAGAATACCAGCAGATAATATTGTTCATATTTATATCCAGGAAAGACCATACCAATCAAGAGGTGTTCCATTCTTATCACCAGTTATAACTCAATTAAAACAATTGGCTGGCTATTTAGAATCTGAATTAGTAGCATCAAGAGTATCAGCTAGTAAAATGGGTTTCTTTACTTCACCTGATGGAGAAGGTTATACAGGAGATGGAGAATCTACAGATAAAAATAATAGATTAATGAATGTTGAACCTGGTACATTTGAACAATTACCAAGTGGAGTAGATTTTAAAACATTTGATCCAAATCATCCAACACAACAATTTGAGGCTTTTATAAAAACAATATTAAGACAAGTAGCTAGTGGACTAAATGTTCCATACAATGAATTAGCGAACGACTTAGAAGGAGTGAGCTATTCATCATTGAGACAATCAGTTTTAGAAGCAAGAGAATATTATAAATATATGCAAAGATTTTTAGCTCAACATTTATTAGAGCCAGTTTATTTAAAATGGTTAGAGATGGCTATCATGAAAAATAAATTAAATTTACCAATGACTAAATTTGACAAGTTCACTAGAGTTAGATTTGTAGGTAAAGGCTTTAGCTGGATAGATCCACAAAGAGAAGCTCAAGCAAATGTATTATTATTAAAAAATGGATTAATTAGTGTTCAAGATGTTCAACAAAACTATGGTAGAGATACTGAAGATCTATATTCTCAATTACAATCTGAGAAAAACCTAAGAGATAATTTTGAGATCTCAGTTGCCTACGAACCTTATGGAGAAAAATCTGAGGAAAATATAAAAACACCTGAGGATAAAGATGGCGACTAATTTTCCAAAAAAAGGTGATGATAAAAAAGTATCTTTAAGAAATTCAGAATATGAGAGATTTCCATTAGAATTTGCCCAGAATGTAAAAGAGCAAACTCCAGAAATCTGGAAAGCTGGAGGTAATATTGAGGGCAATAGATCTTTTAGAATTTTAGAAGATCATATTGAAAATGGTACTTATACTGAAACAGTTATAGACAAGATCAAAGAAAGGGAATCCTGGACAGCTAGACATGAAAAAGATGGATCTCAATTTGTAGGTGGTAAATTATCACCTAATTTATCTAATGTTGCTGGAGTAGTCGCATTAATGAAATGGTTATCTGTAAATCCAGATTTAGGAGTTCAAGGA